CGTCACTGCTGGGAATGTTACATCCGTACCATCAAATACACCATTAACCTGAGTCTTTGTGAGAATCTCTTGGTCTGTTCCAACTACGCCTGTGAGTGAACTATAGAATTGATGCGCCGCGTTGTACGTATAAGTACCAGTATCAACTAGTGCCGCGAATACGCCCGTAGCACCTTCAGCCGAGTTTAGTAACGCAGTTGCAGTACCTTTTAAAAGTTCTTGTTTCCAAAGTGGGTATAAGGCGTTAGCCATGATAATTCCTTAAAAATATTACTTTCTTTATACCATCAACCTGTTAACATGTCAACAAGTATTTAAACAAATGCTCTATAAGGCGCTGGCTTGACTTCAAACCTTCCTGTGGACTGCATCCTACCGAATAAACTACCACCATCGGCATGTAAGCATAAGTACTGAAGCGCGTCAGCTATATCTGCCCAGGGGTGTGATTTTTCGGGTGTGTCGGCCTGCTCGCCTTTTGTATTTATTTTATATCGGTATTTACCTGATAAGGCCTGTATTACATTACCTGCATCTGGGTCAACCATAAATCCTGGCTTACCATCAACCATACGAGTTAAAAACTGTTCTACGGCTGCGATACGCGCTGCGATGCCATTGGTGTGTGCTGGTTTTACCATGAGGCCTTCAGCCTTAAGCATATCGGCTACATTTCGTTCATCTGCACCTCTGGCCATCCCTGCGGGGTCAATTACAACCATTACTTTGCACCCTGCGTATTTGTTATTCAGCAACGGCTTTAAGTCTTCTCGTATGAATCTAATCACGCCTTTATCCGTCGCGCAGTACGAATCGTATATGTATAACTTACCTTCAAATCCTAACTGTCCTATAACAAATGCTGGGTTCAGCCCTGTACAGTCAAACCCTACGATTACTGGGTTCGTCGAGCCTTTATTCGGTGTCAGTACTGTTTTAGATAAGTGTGACTCTCTATCGAAACTTCTGAACACTGGCTTACCAGATAAGCTCTTACCGAATTTGGAATTAATATAAACATCAATCCAGTCTTCTGTCTTGCCCTGGGCTAAGTTATCGTAGTACCCATCAGGAAGGCAGTGCAACCAATCTGCTTCAGGACTCTGGCCACTAGGCTGTATCGAAACATGCACGTTTTCTGGCGGGTTAGTTAATAAATCTTCCCAGAACGTATCAATATCAGGTGGGTTGCTCATACCCCATAAATGAGAGTTCGCCGTACCGTCGTCCGTAACGCAGCCTACCCCATTCATTATCTTATCTGGATAGCGGCCAAGACGACCTTGCACTGTGTTGTAAATGTCAGGGTGGATTTCACGAAACTCATCTAGTATTGCAAAGCTAGCTTGGAGGGATAACAGTCTTCGAACGTCATTCGCATCATCTAAACCACGGAACAGCACTTCACATTCGACATCGTCAAACTTAAGCGTAAATTTATACTCGGTTTTAAGGTACAGCCCGTACTCACCATCTGGATACCACTTCAGGAAATCGGGGATGCTAGTATCGCGTAGTTGTTCGCGTGTGTTTCGAATCCAAATAGCTCGGCTGCGCCTAATACCGTCACCACATTTAGCCATTTTACTGGCATGAAACGCAATTTTGGCAATACCAGCAGTGGTTTTAGTACTACCGACAGGGCCTAGGATTAGCGAAATGAACTTTTCTGACTGCACGAACGGGGTACAGCTTGGTACGATACTAAATTCACTCATATTCTGGTATGTCTGCCATTAAAACGTTAAGTGGAGTTCCAGCCATTGGGTAAGTTAAGTAGTTTGGTTGGTCTGAGAGGTCTTGCTGTGGTGTTATGTCAATTTCTACTGATTTAGACGTTGTAGTTGCGTTAAATGTGAACTTTACGGTAGGGAGCACTGGTTGTACGGACTGTTTTTGAGCCATTCCGCTTACTTTATAGAGGTGTTCTGCTACGGCAAGGGCCTGTGTTGTACTAATTGTAGGGTCAAATCCACGTAATGATATGAGTTCTACCATGTATTCAAAGCCTACGGCAGCCTTTAGACGAGCTTTTTCTAGCGCATTTTGAGCCTGTTGCGGTGTTATTTCGCCGCCGATTAGGGGTGTTTGGGTTATTGGTGAGTCCATATCAGCTTTCTATCATAGATTTGTTAACATGTCAACAGGTAGGGGGTGTAAATAGGTAAAATTAGGGTCGCGGTGTACGCACTACATAAAGGGGCTACCCCCTCGCGTCACTAGCGTCCCACCCCCCACCCCATTACACACTTCGCTATAGGTGTAGCAGAAACAAATTAGCTCAAGCGGTTAGCTTAGACAGGACTTTAACCGCCTTCTGAAATTGGACGACATTGCCTTGCCTAAACCACAGGGTACACGAAGAGGTATGATTATGCCCACGTGTTCAAGAATGCCAGTTATCAGCCGAACTTCCTCGACTTCTTTGGGACGCGTGTGGCGAAAGTCTTACCACGATGTTACTCAAAGCTGGACTAATCGAATGAGGTGCTAGGCATACTTACAAGTATGGTGATGCATAAATAAAGAAAAGAATAATAGTTTGATGCACTGAATGTGCATAAAGAATTCCGTATATAGCCCGCAAAGTCGCTGAATCGTATTTGGTGACCCATAACGGGCTGTATTCGCATGGGACTGAACAAACAGGACTCATGTTTATACATTAATTTATTTACGGAGAATTACCATGTCAAAACTATTATCATCAAAAGACTTAACTAAATCTATCAAGTTATTAGCTAGTAACTCAAACAAGTTTCGCGGCTTAGTGCATGAGGCTCTTGTTTCATGTGCTTATCAGTCTGCAATGGGTAACATTAACCATTTTAACGACTTGCTTGAAGCTGTAGGTTCTGGCACTCGCAAAGCAGGTATCGTGTTGTGGGCTGAAACGTACGGCTTTGTTCGTATCGCTAAAGGCGTTTTTGTCAATAATAAAGAAGCGCGTAAGGGTTTAAGCATTACATGTGAGGCTGACTTCCAACCTTATGTTGACGTAATGAATAAAAACCCGCACTGGGCTGACATCGTGCCTAAAGAGCAAGTAACGTCTGTGTTCGATGCTGATAAATACCTTACTAAAGTGCTAGAAAAATTAGCTAAAGAGGGTAGCGATGCCGTTGTGCCTTACTTAGAGGAAGCTATCAACAAGTACAAAGCTCACGAAGCAGTTAAAGCACTCAAAGCACTTGAAGCACTTGAAGCGCAAGGTGAGTTAGAATTAGTTTAACTTGTTTACGTGTTAACAAAAGCGAAACCACCGCGAGGTGGTATATGGATTATATCCATACTGATGAGCTTAGTTTTTCAGTTTATAGGGGATACTCAGGTATCCCTTTTTTATTATCTCAAGCCGTAGGTGGCTTAACGTTAATCGTAGGGGTATTATCATGCAACAAGCAGACTTTAAAATATGGGCTGACAATCACACACATTTAACTACTAAAGCATTCAATGTGACTACGCGAGTTAAGCGTGCTAAAAAGCAAAATACTTTCTGGAATAAAGCAAATTCTGCACCTTCAGCAGTGGTTTACATCCCCCTAAATTAGCAGGTATATTTGTACAATGCCTATTGGCGCGGGTTTGAGGGCTAATGTAAACTTATATTATTACAAAAGTTTTAAATTCTGTAACATTGCATCAAACCCAGTCATAGCAATACTTTCAGATAGGCACACTTACAATATACCTGTTTTAAAAATAAAGAATACGCATGTGCAAAATAATATTGTAGTGCTATATACACATGTATACCTTTATATTTAACATTATGGAATTCTTATTTTTGAGGGTTGCTACATTACCCCATTCAAACCGTTGCTATCACTAGCTTAGTTATAATATACAAGCCACGTAATATTAGGGTATATTGTAACAACATTTTGTAATATTTACACCCTTATGACTGTTGACGACGACGATGATATGTGTAAACATGTAAACAATTAAGGAGTACGAAATGAAACCAAATTATAAATACATCGCTGTAAAAACTATCGAAGGTGTAAACACAGCAGGTCAAAGAGGTTGGAATGTACATAATTTTATGTATGCCTGCGATGATGTAAACACTCTAACAGTAACAGGTGCCTATATGTACAAAATGCGCCCAAATAAAAAAGAATTAAGGGCATAACCATGAAATGGCTGAAGATGTTAGCAACAATGGACGAAGATATAGCCAAAAGACAGGCTGCCTTAGCTAAAAGACAGGCAAAAGCTGACGCGACACGAGCAGAAAACCTTGCCATAAAAAACAAAAAGTCTATAGACGTCCCCACAGATACATCACGAAGTTAAAGTAATACATTAAGTATATAAGGAGAACGACATGAACACCGCAGACATAGCACTAATAGATACCTATAACTTAATCAAAGAACTTGAACAACGCATCACTCAATCGAACTGCCTTCAAGATAAGAACATACTGCAAGCAGTGGAAGACTTAGATATATGCATTACTCAAGAACTATCCGAGATGTACAGCGATGAACTCTTCTAAAAAACTACCACAACACACGCTCGAAGAAATCAAAGTGCTTTATATAGCATGGAAGATGGGTGTGCCTATTGAGTGGAGAGCTAGAAACGAGGGAGAAGAAGGTCTATGGAAACACCACAACTCGTTTGATAAATATAGCAAGCACTATTCGTTGGAGTCATTAGCATTAGGTATAGAAGAAATAGAAACAAGCGTATGTCGATATAGAATCAAAGGAGGGCAGAACTGAAATACTTGTTTACAAGATAACAAAAGGTGTTTACACTACAACAAATTGAATTTTAACCGCAGTACTTATTAACTAAAAGAAAGGCAACATCATGGCAAACGTAAGCGAAATACTTAACGAGCTTAAAGATTTACTTAAGTCAGTCGAGAAAGAATCCGAATCGACCTACATACCTAACAAGCATGGAGATATAGAACCAACACAGAAACAAATGGCGCAGCTAGCTAAACAAGCGAAGCCCCTATCATATGACCAAACCAAACTGTTCTTAGGTAGTATGCCTGACCAAATCGTAGACCAAGTACGTAAGAGTGTAATCGAATCAATTAAAGAGAAGGACGAAGAATCATACATCGGTGGTGCTGTTATGTGTACGCCAAAAGGTATCGTTAA